AAGGGGGGCGGGGGTGCAGGCGGCGGGAGGGCGTCACAAGTGCCCGATATTTTCTTACAACTTTTCAAAAGTCGCGGGGTCAATCCGCCTGCATCCGCTGCGCATTCCGCTTACATCAGCGCCACAATACGGCCACAATGCGCAGCACAATCACGCCTGGACTGGCGCAAAGACAATCATCTGGCTGTCGTTGATATCAAAACGTCTACCGTATGGCGCCAGAAGCGTCTGGCTGATGTCAATGCAAGCGCAAAGAAATGCCAGAACAAATGGCGGCGCGATTTTTCGATTGCAAGATGTCGTCTATTTGCGCTTGAAAACGACATTACGGCGCGGGAATGCGTTAAAGCAGCGGACAAATACACTTACAAAGGGGCGCAAGAAATGGAAATCAAAGTGGGAGGAATTCATTATTCAATCGAAGCGAAAGAAAACGTCATGAAAGACACAGGCAGCTTGGGCTTCTGCGATTATGAAGGGGCGCGCATCGTCGTAGACGCTAGCCTTGCGCCTGAACGCATGCAGCAAGTCATTATTCATGAATTGACGCATGCCATCATGTATGAAGCGGGCTTCGACGAGCAAGACGAAGATATGGTGAACCGCTTCGGCATCGTATTGCATCAAGTTCTTTGCGATAACTTCACATTCGGAACGCCAGAAGAACTGGAAGCAGCGTTCAAGGAAGCTGTCGATGCGAAAAAGAGGACGCAAGAAAAAGCCAATATCGGCTTTCGTCCGCGAGAAAAAGGGGGTGACGAAGAATGGCACGACGAGAAAAATATGACGCGAGCAAACTGAAAAGAGGGCAGCGCGAAGCTGCATTCTTGCTAATGGAATACGCATTCGGCGAAAGCAAGTATCATAACAAGACGGAAATCGCAGAAGCAGTGGGAGTGACACGTCAGACGCTTTACAACTGGGAAACGAAAGACCAGAACTTCATAGCGCTGCTGAACGACTTGACTGAAACATTTATGGAATCGCGCCGCAGCGAAGTCTATGCGCATCTATTGAAGAAGGTGCGCCAGGGCAGCACGCGCGGAATCGAATTATATCTGAAAAATCGCGGATTGTTGCAAGAAAAAGTCGAACACACGCACATCGAAGAAGCTGGCGACTTAACTGAACGCCAGAAACGCCTGGAAGAGCGTCTTAGAAAGCTATACGCAGAAGAAGAAAAGGCTGCGTCGCAAGATAATGATGAGTAATGCGTAAAAGCGGCGCCAGCTTTTGTTACTTTGCGCAAAAGCGGCGCCCGTCTTTTATATCTTTTAACAAAAAATGGATTAAATATGAACATTTTGTGAACATTTTGTGAAACCTATTATAAAATGTTTTGGAACTTAACATATATTATGAGAACTTCTCATAATATATGATTTCTTATTAGGTTCTTTTCATCCGATAGGATGAAACATGTTTTAATTATTTTATATATAATAAATAAGCGCTTATATACGCTATATACGCTTATATAATATCTTGCGCTTATAAATATAAAAAATATCTTGCGCTTATAGATATAAACAATATCCTGCGCTTATAAATATAAAAAATATCATTTTCTTATAAATATAAACAATATCTTGCGCTTATATGCAATATAAATAACACTTTGCGACACAAAGGGGTGAAAAGGAATAAGTGGCGTTTTTTAACGGTGAGTGGCTAAAATACGACGAGCGCGCCGACGCCATTAGGTTGTTGCGCGAAAATATAAAAATATATCACCAACTGATGAAAGCGGGCGAAATGACAGAAGCCGACTTTGCGCAGCTGGAAGTCGACTTGGACGACTTGGAACGCCTTGAGCGCGTCCATCGCGGCGAGCACGACATGCTGTTCTTCATGTACGAATATTTCAGCGAAGAACGCAATCCTGGGAATCCTGATAATCTTATTCCTGCGGGCGTTACAATCGACCAGGCGCCGTGGTTCCATCAGGAACTGTGTCGCTTGCTTGACGAAATCAGCCGCGGGAAGGTACATCATCACGTCGCCTGGTCAGTGGGACGTCAGCACGCAAAAACTGCGTATTTATCAAACGGCTTCCTGTGTCACGAAGTCGTCTATCGTCTGCGCAAGTACATTGTACTAGTATCAGAAACGACAGACGTCGCTGGGGACTTTATAACTTGGACGGCGAATCAGTTAAAACATAATCAAAAATTGCGCCAGGACTTCGGCGAACTGTTGAATCCAAAAAAGGCGCTGAACGAAGCTGATAACAGATACGAATTCGTCACAACATCTGGCACAAAAGTCGAAGCGAAAGGTGTCGGGACGCAGATGCGCGGGCTGCGACATGGTGCGACGCGTCCAGACTTATTCCTGTTGGACGATTTAGAGTCGAAGAAGAACACAAACACGCCAGAACTTCGCAAACAGAATAAAGACTGGTTCCGCGAAGAAATGTTGCAAGCCTTATCGAAGGACGGCGGCATCTGCGTCTACATGGGTACAATCGTTCATCACGACAGTCTGTTGAACTACGTCATAAAGGAACGGAAAGACTTCGTCAGCCGCAAGTTCCCTGCGATATTGAAATGGTCAGAGCGCCAGGACTTATGGCAGAAATGGCGCGAAATATATCGCGAGGATGCGGAGGACAGCGTGCGGCGCGCCGATGCGTTCTTCGAAGCTAACAAAGAAGAGATGCTGCGCGGAACCGCTGTTTTGTGGGAAGCGCGCTGGTCTTATTTGGACTTAATGAAAGTCTTGGAAAATGAAGGCGCAAAAGCATTTAATCAGGAATACATGTGTAATCCGATAGATGAGGAATCGCAGGTGTTCAAGCTGGAAGACATGTATTTTTACAGAATGGAAGAATTGCCCGATAATCTTGAATACTATGCGGGTGTCGACTTTGCGATGGGTAAAGAGAAGGGCGACTATTCCGCAATCATCGTCGTTGGGAAATCACCTAACGGCGTTTTTTATGTCGTCGACACATACGTCGAACGCGTCCATCCAGACGTCCTGCTGGAAAAGGTAACAGAAATGACGATGAAATGGCAGCTGGCTGGTATTGGCGTCGAAGCTATTCAGGCGCAAGAATGGTTCGCCGATAAACTTGCGCAAAGTCTAATTATAGCTGGATATCCTGCGCTGACAAGGCTGAAGAAAATCAAACACAGAACACGCAAGGAACTTCGCATTGAAGCGCTGCTACCTGACATACAAGGCGGACGCATCCGCTTCAGAAAAGAGCAACGGGCGCTGTTGGAACAGCTGGAACTTTATCCGTCGCATGACCATGATGACGCTCCCGACGCTTTATCAATGGCTATTACGACAGCAAAAGAAAACCATGTTCAAATCAGGATGGCGCGAAAAAGAATGAGATGAAAGGGGGAATGGGTAGATGTATGTAGACTATAACATTTTAACGCCGCAGCAGATGGATGAATTGCTTTTCAGTCCGTTCGAAATCGCGCTTGGTGAAGAAACACGCGAACGAATCCGCAAGCAACTCGAAAACTATGACTATTATGAGGGCAAGCAGCATATGAAAGATGGGCGCCTGGTTCGTCCTGACGAACTGGAACGTCCTGCTGGGCTTGACTACGACCCGACGCGCTTTTACACGAACTATTTCAAGACATTCATTCAAAAGAAGGCGCGCTGGCAAATGGGCGGACATCATGGCATCACAGTCGAACCGAAGCAGCTGGATGCGCTAGAAGACACAATCAAACCAGACTATCAACCTTCTGAAGCGCAGAAAAGAGAAAACAAGCGCGCTGCGGACTATGAGCGGCTGCTGAATCAATTGTGGAAAGAAAACAGGATGCGTGAAAAGCTGATGCAAGCCGCGAAAGACAGATTGATAGCGGGACGCGTTGGCTGTAAAATCGTTTTCAATCCGCGCACTGGGAAAATCAAATGGGTGTTCCGCCCTGATACAGAAATCATTCCAGTATATTCAGACGATGACTTCGAAGAGCTGCTGGCTGTTCACTTCGTCCAACTTCGCGGCAAGGGCGATGCGCAATACATCTGGAAGCAGACATTCAGCATGGAAGAAGACGGCTTTTGTTATCTGGAAGAAGCGGAATTCGATATGCAGCTGAACCGCATCCGCACAATCACTGAAAAAGAGAGCATGGAAATCGACTTCATTCCAGTCGTCCTGTTCCCGATTGAAGACTTGACAGGCGACGACGTCACGAATGATGAAATCGACGACATGCGCCAGCTGACCGATGTACTGAACAAGCTGAATGAAGACGCCATCGACAGCTTGAAATTCGAGATGTTCCCGATGACTGCGTTCCTGGGAGTACCGCCTGGGACGACTGACAAAGTGAACGTGGCGCCTGGTGCGATGTTAGAAATCGCACAACAAGGAATGAGCGAGGGAATGGCGAAGCCTGACGTCAAGAAAATCGAATCGGGCTTCACTTGGGGCAGCGCCTTCGATGAAACCTATTCACGCTTGAAGGCAGCGCTGCATGAAGTCACAAGTATTCCGAACATCGTGCCGCAAGAACTGAACTTCGGGGGCTTGAATGGCGAAGCGCTGCATGTACTGTTTCATTCGATTATCCAGGAAACAGAAGAGCACTGGCTTGTCTGGGGAAGCAGGCTTGCTGAACTACACGAAAAGACTGTGCGCTATTTGCAAGCGCGGCTTGACCGCGATGTCTTCGGTTATGACAAAGAAGTCGTGCGCGCAATCGGTAACGATTATGACAGTACTATAAAATTCCAGCTTCCACTGCCAGACAACCGCAAAGAACTGGTGGAACTTCTTTCACTGGAAGTTTCAAGCGGCTTCGAATCCTTGAAAGGTGCAATGCAGCGTTTGGGCGTGGAAAATGTTGCATACAAATCCGCAGAAATCGACAACGAAAAAGTCGCAAGGATGCGCATGGCTGACCCTTACGGCGATGCGGTGACATCCTTTGCGCAAAATCCTGAAGAATATGGCGCTGCTGAATAATCGCGGCGCCTTTTTCTTGTCCTACGTTATGACGTTAAACTGACGGAAATAACAGTCGACGGACTAAAAACGGAAAGGGGAATGAGCAATGGAAGAAATCAAAAACAAATATCCTATGCGTTTAGACTTGCAATTCTTTGCGGAAGGTGGAAATGATGACGACAATCCGCCAGCTGATGATGAAATTAAAGAAGACGACGAGCACGAAGGTGGCGAAAGGAAAATCGAGTTCACGCCTGAACAGCAAGAATATATTAATCAGCTAATAAAGGAGCGGCTCGACCGCGACCGCAAGAAACGCGAAAAGGAAGCGGAACAGAAACGCCTGGAAGAACAAAACGAGTATAAAAAGCTGTATGAACAACTGAAAGAAGAATACGAAAAGCTGCAAGATGACATCAAGGCGAAAACAGTCGACGGACTAAAAACGGACTTGTTAGTGAAAGCGGGCTATGCGCCAGACCAGCTGGACTTCGTGAAGAGCATCTTGCGCGGCGAAACAGAAGAAGAAATCCAGGCAGCAATCGCAGAAGTCAAAAAACATATTCCGCCAAAGAAGCAAGCGATTGACCCGCATCCTGGAAATCCTAAGAAGGAGCAGGCAGCGCAGAAAGGGCTTGAGGAAAAAGGGCGCAGCTTGTATGAACGAATCAAATCAAAGCGCGGGCGCTAATCAGTCGCCAGGCGCTATGAAATAAAACATCAACAAGGAGGAAATACGCATGGCACT